CAGATACAAAGTTACCTGCTAGAGTTCTGACATACAAACTACGACCAGAAGAAAGGAATCCGTTGGTATTACCTTCGATGACACCATAAGCACCACTTTGAGATCCTACAATGTACTTACCAGGGGTAAAATCACTAGTGATTGTTGAGTCAACTAGCAGTCTGGTAAAGAATAGTGGATTGAAATAAGATAGTCCAAAGATACCATTGTAAGATGGTGTACCAGAAGATAGTCTACCCTTGGAGATAGTTACATCGGTATCTGGATTGAATCCAGTGGCCTTCTTAACAAGAGAGAAATCTTTTGGTTTTGCTACACCAACTAAAGGAGTGATGGTCTGGTCGTAATCGACAATAAAACCAATATCGTTGATCTCCTGTTGTGCCTCTGATTCGGACTTGTATAGCAGTCTTCTTCTAGTGGAGACGTTATCATCATACTCCAAGAAGAGATCATCCAAATAATCTTTTCTACCAGCAACAGTCAGTTGCAGATACTGTGCATTTACATCACCGATTTCTGGTCTGGTGACTTTAGCAAAAGAGATAGTCTCTACCTTCTTGACCGTAGATACTGCACCAGTAGAAGTTCTGGACTGGACAAAGTAAATATTTTTGAGGTCTGCTCTGTCTGCAGGAGTGTTAGGTTCGATACTAGACTCATCGATCAAACCTAGATCGAGAGATGCAAACAAGTAGATAGTCTTGATAGCAGAGTCTTTATCAAACGTCTTACCTCTTCTATCAACAGTCTGTAGATAGTTTGTAGATGCTTCTAGATCGTTAGACGCAATCGTACCATCACTGTATACAGAGTTCAGGAAGATAGTAGGATATGCAGTAAGGTCAGCACCTTCAGCATTTAGAGGAACACTATTATATACGTTAGTGATGTTGAAACCAGTAGTTCCCTTTGTCTTGATACTGATATTGTCTCTGGTTAGAGTATTGCGTGCCTTATCAATAGTTACATACTTTGTCTCTTTATTGATAATCTCGTAACCACGAACATATGCCTTACCAGGACCAACAGCAACCAAAAGCTTGTCTGTTGCTTCAGAAGGAGTTAGACCGTTTACAAGACCATCAGCACCCAAACCATAGACACCGAGGTTACCATCTCTCTGGTAATACTCTCTTACATCGATGTCAAAGTTGTCTACAACATAGTCTCCAGACTCGTCATACGTTCTTCTAGCAAGTGTTTCCTCTAGAAGATTGTATGAAGTTGGTTCTACCTTCTTTTCGATAACACCGTTCTTTACAGAAAGGAGTTGAATAAAGTTCTTATCAGGTGTTTCAGTATAGTTAAACTTAACTAGATCTAACTTGACCTGCAGTCTATGAGCACCAGGAGAAGCGAAGTTAGATGATCCAGTAGCATTGTCATAAAGACTAGGATCCTGCTCTGGAGTTACAATATTTTCTCTTACTCTGAAACCTACCTTTACAGAAGGGAACTCACTATATCCATCTACAATAACAAGACCTGCCTCATTGCGTACAAAGAATCCGTTGACGAAATAGATACCTTCTTCTACCTTTACAGCAGAACCATAACCCATGGCCCCACTTTCTTCAAAAGTTACTTCATTAGTATCAGGATTAGTTACCGCAACGCTAGTAGGTAAAACAGACCCGTCAGTACCAACAACGAGAAGAGGGCTATTAACGCCATCAATAATTTCGAGAGTCTCTCCTTGGCGGAATCTTTCTTCATCTCCTCCATCACCAGCATTTAGATATTTTACATAAATTGTATCACTGCTATTGTCTGTAGCAGTAGTCACAGCAATAACAAGAGCAGTAACGCCAGAAGATAAACCAGAAACCTTCTGACCTACAAGATCGCTGATGTCATATTTTTGATAAACAATTTCACCGTCAACATTGACAGCAACTTCAGATACAGACGATAGTTTTACAAAGTCCAGTCTTTTGTTTAGACCAACCTCGCCAGGGACAACTAGGTCTCCCTGTTTGAACTGATACTTACCATAATTTTCAATCTGATTCTGTAGAATCGACTGAATACTATTCAGCTCCCTACCCTGGATGGGGTAGGAAGGTCTGAATAATACCTTGTAGAAGTCTTTTCTAGAATCGTAGTCGTCAAAGTATGGGATAGCGTTAAGATTAGTCTTCTGTGGCATTGTAATATACTACCGTCTGGTTTTGAAAAATATAATAAATCAGAACTCGATGACTAATTTGATATCCTCAATCTGGTCTGCTGCTCTGGTAATTAGTCTTCTGTTCTCTATGTATACGAGATCTCCAGAGTTGTTTTCGATTTCAGGAGTTGCCAGTCCACCATTGAAAATAGAACCTACAAGTTGAGTTCCATTTGCAAGGCCAGTCTCTACATTACCTGCAGAACCTGATTGTAATCCATCGACTGTATTAGCAGCATCGCTTTCAAACGGTCTAACAACACCCATGTCCGTATGGATAGATGCTGTTGGAGTTTGGAAATACTTAAGAACACCAGATCCAGGAGTGCTTGGTGTTGGAGAAGGAGATCCAGCATCCAGAGTCCAAGAAACTACGGTTCCTGCTGCTACTCCACCAGCGACAGTTTGAGTAATAGTTTCATCGGGAATATAGTCGCCAGTTGCATTGTTGATCTTGATTGCCTTCAGTCCATTGAGAGTATCTGCAGTAGCGAAGGTGGTTGTGCCGAACTCATATGGATCCTTGATAATACCGATACGACGGAAGTCGTTATCTACAGGGAAATCACCAGCATTCTCAATGAAAGTGAGACGGATATTAGTCATAACTCTCTTGGAGTTGAGTTCCATCTCAAAATCAGAACCATGTCCACCTTGTGGAGAAAGGACAGGATGAATTGCAGGGGTGTCAGTAGCGGTGACAGTTTCAGGAACAGTCAAACTAGCATCAGAGAAGAGTCCCGATGCTTCGATGCTTGTAGCACCTGAAGGTAGTACAGTTCCGATAGGGAGACCTGTTGCAAACGCGATTGAACCGTAGGTGTAACCAGACCCAGCATTTAGCATGGATACTTGAGTAACCTCACCACCAGCAATAGTAATCTCTGCTACAGCACCGCTACCATCGCCCACTACAGGGGCGTAGAAGGTGCCTGCAACAGGTGCGGTTAGTGTTCCTTTGTTTGGTACAAGAGAAACGTGTACAGCGCCATCTACAGCAGCTGCTTCAGTGTTAGTTCTTGTAGCTTCTCCAGCAGCATTGATGGGCATGAAGTCTGTGGAGAGGAAGGCCAGGACATCATCGGTTGGGATGGTGTACATATACTTCCAGATATATGAATTATCAGGAGCGGTAAAGATGCCATTTGCATAAGAACCAAGTCCAGGTTGTGGGTTGGTCTTTGGTTCGTGGGCAATGTTTACGCCAGATGGATTTGCTTCATCTTCACCATTATAGAGGCACTTAAATACCTCATAGTTCTGGTTCATGATGTAGAACTTCGCATTAGCAAGCGAAGTAGCACCCGTAGCAGTTGTTTTACCAATCTGACCACCACCTGCAGGAGTAGCAAAGTAGTCAGGCTTGTACATGTCAAACTTGGGATTGTTGATCAAATCCCAGTTATAACGTCTGACAACGTGTCTTGCATAAGAACTAGTGATTCTCTTTGCTGCAATAATATCGTCGTAGATGCCAAATTTCTCGGTCTGGTTATCCAGGGGAACAGGAGGAATGTTCTCGGTAGCGAATCTGTAAACACCCGTTGTTGCTGTTACCAGTTTGTCTGCATTCGTGCCTTGGTTGTAACCCGTCAACGTAGAACCAAGCGCAGGAGCATCAGTAACTAGAGGACCAACACTTTCTACAAGTAGAGCTCCGTCTAGAACTTCTGTAACTGTTGCTTTGAATGTAGCAGCTGCCCATGAAGCACCGACGTAAACGCCGTCTCCTGGAGCAAACATATCAGTGCCGTCGATAGACGAGATTTCTAGATAAGCTGCCCATGCTTGGGGCCTACCTACAAAGAAGTACATTCTACTTCTGTCATTGCCAGCATCCTGGGTTCCCTCTGACAGAGACTCTAGGAACTGCTTTGCATTAAAAATTCTAAATTTTTCCGAGATGATAGCAGCCATTGAAAAAAGTTACGGGTTGGATTTCTGTGTTATTTATATTTATACCGCTACTTTAAGAAGTTGTAGCGTTGCCGATGGTGCGTAGAATTTGTCCTGCCGCATGAGCTTGTGAAGGCGAACCATCAACTTGTCTGGTAAGATTGAGGAAACGATCAGGAAGTTTGCTTGTGTAAGAGATAATTTCTTTTCCTACAAGTAGTTTTCCAGAATCAGGGAAGTTAGTAGTGTCTGGAATGTATAAAGCAGAAAGATCAGTGGGTGAAATACCAGCATCAAGATAAGAAGCAAGTTCTTGCATTGATGGTAAACCAAAATTCAACTCACGACCAGTAGAAGTGATTCTACTGTCTGTACGATCATACTCTTGCATCCACTCATTAACGGTTTCAAACTCATCATTAAAATAGAATGCTAGTTGCTCTAGGGAGAATCCAGAAACACTTACAAATCCAGTGTCGATGAAGAGGGAATCAACAAAGTCCTTCACTGAAGGGCCAGCGATACCATGAGTGAAGTGATGTGATGTATCACCCATAGGCATTATATGCATATCCAGTACGCCAGTTTGATAATACTTTGTAACAGGATATGACGTACTTACATATGCAAACGAGAGATCCTGGAAGTAATCTCTTTCAATCAGAGTTTCGTTGTGGGAAATGTTATTGTTTTCTGCTTCCAGTTGTACCGTTGTCTTGCGCTCATGATGTGTAGTACCTGGCATTTCTACTGAACCAGGATCAGGAGTTACAATACATACCAAGATTTCTTTGAAGTCCAATGGATTTGGAGAAATCATGGTTGTAGTAGATTCAATCAAATTCCAATACCACAAAGGAATATCGGAGATGATTGATATCATTTTCGGTCCATTAACTTCAGCAGGATCTGCAGATCTTTGAATCAAGAATGATGATTCTGCATAGTTGTTATTACGAAGAATGTTATAACCTCTACTGACAACAACTCTAGGTGCCTTGGTGTAACCAGATCCACCATCAATTAGAACGAGGTCAATAACCTGTCCACCGTATACAACAACCTCCGCTTTAGCACCACCACCAGCATTTTCAACAGGAATGAAGTGTAAAACAGGTGGGGTATAATATTGATATGCGGTTGGATTTAGCAGAATCTTATTTTTGAAGTATTGCTGTAGATCTCTCTTGTTCCAGTCGAGACTTGTAACAACACCACCTTCTACATTTGCAGTAACAGAAAGGCCCTCACCAAATGTGTCTTTGTCATAAGCACCAACATTAATAGTGGCGAAGTATGAGTTAGATACCTGCTGTCCATCACGATATTCTTTTGGATTAGCAAATAGAGGAACACTGTAGACTTCTCTCATTTCAGATTCACCATCAATCTGAATCATATCCCCAACTCTTAAGTTGGGATGCTCTCTAATAATATCTCCTCTATAATCAACATTGTCAGTCAGGTCTGCTGTAAATCTAAATGGAACATAATTTGCCTCGACTCTGTTAAGAAGTCTCTCACCTGTAACAGATGAAGTGAGGTATGTAAATGCAAAGGCATCGAATGTAATAGAAATAGTATCTTGGCCTCCAGCAGGATCCTTTCTGGTGAAGTAGACTGGTTCACCATCAACAGCATCTACGTTTTGAGCTCGGAGATACAAAATCCAATCATCACCAGTGGAAAGACCAATATCAACTATTTCACCCCATACACGCTGAACGCCATTGACAATTTGATATGCTACTGTCTTATAAGATGTATTTTGTTTATACCAAGAATCAAATACGTTGCGATTTCCAGTTAAGGTAGCTTCAATTCTATTGAAGAATGTGTCTTCTTCAAAATCAAACATCTTGACAGTTGGATTATAATCCTTGCCATAGAAATATAGGATGTCAACTTTTGCATTTGTATAAGTGCCATCATTTTGCTCGGCATAACCCAAAGGTTGTCTGAATGTAATGGATGGTCCGTTTACATCATATGAAATGGCATTGCGTTGTAAAACACCATCTACGAAAACGTATGCATAAAGTGGTGTATCAAAATTCTTAACTCGGCCCAAAGGATCTAAAATTTGATATTGGTTAGTAACCGAGTTGAATGGAATCAATCTTTCGTTGATTCCTAGACGCTCATATAGTCCAACCGAGTAACCAAAGAAATATTCTTCGTTCTGAAGTTGGTCGGGAACTCCCTCATAAAGATCTTGCCAATTTTTTGGTGCTTTCGAGAATACAATTTGATCAGTTTTCGACGCAGAGTTAAATCTACGAATCTCATAAGAACCCTGCTGAAGAACACCATTTAAATAAATGAGAAAATCTTCATTTTTATTTGTTTTGACAATAGAACCATCCTCATAGAACAAATCAAAAATACGTGTTCTTCCATCAAAATTATTCTTGATATCTTTCAGTTTTTTGAGATACTGATTATTGTCAGAATCATCTCTAAACTGGAATCCTCTGATGTAATATTCCTGTGCAGGAACATCTACAATCTCTCCATCTACATTTTCTTCTCTCTTACCAAGAGGTGCTTCGTAGAAAGTGATCTGATTTCCATTTACTTTGAAAGAGTATCCAGGATTTTGAGCAACACCATCTACCGTGACCATAAGTGCTTGCTCATTGTGAGGAGCAAATGCAGTTCCAGTCTTGGCATCTATCATTGTGAAAGTTCGGTTGCCAATCTTAAGGCCCGTTGATGGATCATATCTACCATCAAATGCAGGAGACAGTTCGATCTCTCTTACTCTCGTCAGAGTTTCATCGAAAGAATCAACGGCAGCAGAACCTCTTCCTCTAACAACTCTAGTATCTTCTACTTTGACGACAGAAGTTGTGATGCTTCTTCTCGTGGTGTAACTTGAAACTGTAGAAGTTGGGAGAATGACATATGAAGTCAACTTTTGCGAAGTAGGTTGTTCTGCTTTCATAGCAGCTGCTGCTTCGCTCTCCATGTAGACTTCACCAAACATCTTGAAACCTGCAGGGTGAGTAGTCTCTCTAACAGCGTTTCTCCATTCTCTGATAGGAGTTCTACTTCTTACAACATAAGAGTAATCTTGATAGAAGAAAGAATCAGTAACTCTTTGATTGACAGAACCTACCTTTCCTCTATCAGAATTGAACTTACCTAGAGTTTTGACTCTAGTATTAATAGATGGCGTGAAATTGCTTGATAAGATTTCTGAAATGTTGGCCGTTCTTCCTTTCGCAAGTCCTTCAATTGGATATCTAGAATCAAATACACCATCTACATCAGTCAACCTCAAAATATTAGATCCTTTCTTCCATCCACCGATAGCAACTCTACCAGTAGCAGTGACTGATCCATTAATCTTTTGTTGAATTCTTTCTCCATCAGCAAATGCATCTAGATCGAAATTAGATAGAACATATACTTGTGGAGACTCATACTTGGATTTAATAGAATCATCAGTATGATAGAAAGAACCGTAGTTGATAAACTCAATGCCCTCTGGAATACCAATATCATCAGACGTAAAGAATAGTTTGTTATCAGTCTCGATGATGTCAATAAGAGGTGTGGTCAGATAATCCTTTCCTGGATTTACAATCTTAACAGCAGTAATCATACCACCATCTTCTTGAACCTCTAATTCCAAACCAGTACCGTCACCAGAAGCAACGACGGCCTGTGGTTTAGAATACTGCTGACCAGCAAAGTCAATGTCAATAGATGTGATAGAGTTTGTTGATGCATCTCTAACTGCTTTTACTTCTGCTCTATATCCAGGAGAAGGCACAACACCTTTGATAATTGGTAGAGACTCGTAGTTCTCACCAAGGTTAGACAATGAGATAGAAGCAATTTTTCCAACAGATCTTCCTGTATATCTGATGTCTCCAGTACCATCATACTGTGGTGGAGAGTCGATACCATATACAAACTTGGTGTCAGTTGTAAATACAACATTTTTAACACCAGCAAGAGGATCATCAACAACTCTCAAGTAAGATCCACCAGTATCAGTATCAGAGCTTGTCAAGAAATAGTAGTAAGTGGTGTAGTTGACTTCTTTACGCTTGACATCACCAATGTTTGCTCCATAACCAAGACGGATTCTAACAAATGCACCTGGGTTGCCAGGTTCGGTCAGTCCTACTTCTTTCTCTTCAGTAAATACGTTGTAGTTGGCGCTAGTAGATACATCCAGATAAGAACCAAGCATAGATGGATGACTAGTGTCAAATCTATAGAAATAATACTTCTGGATATCAACAACTGGGTTCGTCTCGAAGTTATTTTGATCTAGAGAGAACAGCAACTTGTCGGAAGGTTCTTCTACACTAGATACTGCAACAATTTTCTCTGGTGTACTGTGATCGGAGAACGATGATACAGTAGTCAACTCTCTTGGAGTGACTGCATCATATCCATAGTTGACAGTTAATAGATGTGTTTCTGGATCGTAAGAAACAACGTATGGATCATTAACATCTGTTCCAAAAATCTGATCACCAGGAACAAATCTATATCTTGGTTTGTAAGTTGTTAGCTTGGATGCTGCTAGATGATTTACAGGAGTAGTTCCTTCTACACCTCTTTCAATCGTCAGTTTCTTATTGGGTTTATCAATACCAGTAACTTTGATGATCTCACTACCAACCTGTAGCATATCATCTACAGATAGAGAGAATACTGTATCTACCTTAATATCAGTTCTTTGTAAACCCAATCCAACTGCATTTACAGAAACCAATGGAATTGCTGTGCTTGGTGCTGGATATACAGTAATCGTACCAACCGCTTCTGGGTGTGAAACACAAATGTAGTAGTATGTACCTGGGCCTGTAGGAGTAAAGGAAATTGTCTCTGCAGGATCAGTTTCTCCAATCAAAATACCATTATTAGTAACACCATCTGCCTCGGTGTATGTCTCCATCTTGAGAGCAACACCATCTTCCAATACACTAGTAACATAATCAGCGTTTATAACATAAACAGGATGTGTTGGAATGGCATCCATAGTCCATGTGGATCCTACACGAATCTCATAGTCAGGATTCTCCTCACCATTAACATCAAATCTAAATTGTGGTTTTGGTGCTCCAACTCCAGTTTCTTGCTGAATTTCTAGAATTGCAATACCTTCAACAGTTGCTGCAATTGTTAGATCGTATGGAGTGTTGTTGAAGTATTGGAATCTATTATTGTCTGGGTCTGGACCAAGATAGACATACTCGTATCCTACACTATCAAGGAATACTTCACCTACTGCTGGTAACGCTGCTTCCATAGTAGCATAATCAGCTGCATCAACAACAAAGTATAGCGTCTGGTATTGCTCGATGATATCCCCATTGAGGAAATTCATGGTGGGATCAATACTCACATTCAAATCTGTTGGATCTGTTTTATCCATACCAGACACGGTGAGAATATCGTCTGAATTATATCCAGAACCACCATCAGTAATTACAATAGAGGTAATCTGACCACTACCATCAAAATTATCATCAGAAACAGTTACAGTTGCTTTTGCATTTACAATATCATCTCTCTGATTTGTAAAATCACTCAATACGAGTTCTACATCTTGATATTCGCCAGCAACATAGTCTCTACCAAGACCAACCATGGTATATGAACCAACGCCAGTATCATCAACCTTACCGTTGTATACGCGAGGAATTAAAGTCAGTTCTTGGAATCTCTTTTTAGAAACGTAATAAGTTGTTTCTGTGTCTGCTTCGTCTGGGTCAATCTGAATATCAACAACATCACCCTCCGCAAAGTCATGAGGGCCATTGGTTTCTGCAATAGCAACTTCTGCATTGACACCACTAATGTCAACACCAGAACTCAAGTTATTGATAACTACAATCTGTGTTCCTGTTGTATTAGCGAGGTCACTACTCTTTAGAATAGTATCTCCTTCTGGGTAATCTAGGTAATCTTGGAAGTCACCGCTGTTTACCTTAATACGAACGGAGTTGGAATCAATAGTTCCTGAAAGGATGGTGCCACTAGCAATTACATTAGTTGGATCATCAAAGAATACCAACTCTAGAGTAGCATCTTTAGTATAAGTGCTATTTTTGTCTAGCAATAGATTCAAGACAGTTGTAGTGGACTCTACTGGTTGGCCTACAACAAAATCACCAGTAATTGCTCTCAACACAAAAGAGTTTTCTTCAATAATGTCACGAATCAGTTCTCCTTGAGCACCAGTGCTGGGTTGAGTGATAATATCACCAGCAAAAGAATACAGAGGTTGTACTGATGTTAAAGCAGATGCTTTGGTCTCTCTAGACTCAAGTGATGTAACTTGTCTGCCAAATGTGGAAGAAACAATGCCTGTGGCACCAGATCCACCAGTTCCAGCATCATCGACATAAATTCTAGATCCAATAGTAAATGTTGGTTGGGAGTCCTCTACAGTAACACCAGAGACAGAACCCCTTGATACTGAACCAATACGTGCAATCTCTGATTTGCCATTCTTTAGGGTGCCAGGAATGAATAGTCTTCTAGCATTTCTAGGAATAGCACTTTGAGTTACATCAGATTCATAGTTAGATTTAACTGGTAGAGAGTAGAAGTTGTCTCCTAGAATGTATGGATACGCAGGTTCGCCAAGAGCATCGATAGTGATGAAGTATGCATACACACCATCTGGATACTCTGGTGTTACACAGAATCTACCATTATTGACATCTAGACGAGTTTTGCCAGTATCTACAGTAGGAGTCCACTCATAGTCATCAACAAATGTTCCCATGGCGTAGGGAGCATCTACAGGCCCATTGACTCTATTTGATTTGAGTGAATATCCACTCTCCATTCTAACAACACCAGAAAGACTGTCTAGTGGGTTGTAGTATCCATATGGACCATAGATAGGATTACCATCATAAGCAAATCCTAAAATGGGTGAGTGAGTTTTAATTCCAGGTGCTTCCTGTAACAGGAAACTATCAATGTTGTCATTTAGACGATTTCTTAATTGACGTGGATTAGAAATTACAGCGTAATAATCCTTCTCTTTGTCAGGACTGGAAACAACTAGTCCACCGTTATTGTCTAGAGTAGAAGTAAAGTGTCTGTTCTTTACCCACTCTTTGATCTGTGCAGTTGCAGATGCTCTGTTAGAATTAGCATCTGGAATGACATTGACAACTACGTTTTCTTGAGTATAGAACTTACCACCAGCAACTTTGATAACATCAGCGATCTGACCTTCACTGGTCAGTTCTGCAACATATTCAGCAAACCTACCTCTACCATTTCTATCACTAATCTGAATAAGAGGAGGAGCAGAGTAGTATTCGCCTGGATCTACAATACGAATACTTGTAATTTCACCAGAGGTGACAACTGCTGATAGAACAGCATTTCTACCACTGACAATCTCTACAGTTGGAGGAGTAACAAAGTTTTCTGTTGAAGAAGACTCTAACGCTGTTACAGTATCACCAGAGAGAACAGCACGAGCTTTTCCTGGTTCACCATTGATTAGAACATATGGTGGACGTTGATATCCCGAACCTCTATCTGTAATAGTAAACCCTGTAATAGGACCATACTCAATAAGATCTTCTGACTTGAATCCAAAAGCAATAGAACCATCTACAAAAACACCAATGTCTCTACGAGGTGTCTTGTATACTTCTGTAGTAGTAGAAGTTTGCTTTGGAATCAGTTTAAGTAACGATGGATCTGTCAATCCAGTTACGTTTGATGTAAGAATGCTTGTGGATGGGAAAGATGATGTAGCAATGTAGTAAAGATTATCATCTTCATAGACTGCACCTACATCTGCTAGGACAGACTGTAGTTCAAAGGGAACAGGTGCTGAACCAGTTGTATTGACCTTCCATCTGTAATTTCTAGCACTCTGATCATACAGAATAGGATCTACACTCTCAAATCCTGGTTTTGATGCAGTAATCTTGTCTCCCTTCAGAGCATATGGACTTACTTCGTTTACATCCAGTCCACTCAAGATACCATAGACTAATAGTCTTACTTCCCCATTTGGAGTAACGGCCTTAACAGTTGAGTAACTGGTTACAAGGTCACCTACACCATGAGTTCTGGTGATAGTGCCTCTCTCCTTGATCGTAAACTGTCTAGCGTCCTTGCCTTCATACTTAATGACTTCACCGTTGATAACGATAACACCATTACGATCAGACCACCCAAAAGTAGAGTCAACTGTGATAGTGTCACCTGTTGTTAGAGCAGGAGCAATAGACCTAGTAAGAACTGTCTTCTGTGGTACAACAAAGTCCGAGTTTACTGATGTTGGACTTACAACTAGATTGAACAGTTGACGACCATTATCGGCATCTACAGAATAAAAGTTTTCAATGGACGCTGAAGCATAGTCCAGAGAAATGTTGTTATCACCTCGTTGTATGATGGTTTGACCAGTTAACCACTCAATGTTACCAGAAAGAACTTCCGCCTGAATAACAAACTGCGAATCCCAATCAGAAGTAGAAACCTTGAGTGTACTGTCTTTAGGATAGAATGTAGTAGGAACATCGTCAGCACTCTTCGATACAATAGTATTGAAGATAAAGCGAATAGACTTGTCAGTTCCCTTTACTTTGTAGAAATTGCTGATATTTTTGATCAGCGTTCTCTTGTCTACATCTTCTTTCAGATAGTCCTGTGGAAAAGACTCTAGATACTGCTTCTCGAAAGACTTCACCATTCCATACAGGAATAGGTTGCTCAAGTTATCGACGTTAACACCTGCCTGGTGTGTCTCGGCCTCTGTCGATACAAACTTGGATGAAGAATACAGGTCACCTAGTTCTGTGGTGCCACTAACACCCCTAGAAACTTCTAGGAACTCGGTACTAGTTCTCTCTTTATAGAAACAGATTTCATTGCCAATCTTGATGTATCCGTTCTTCTCTGGAAACGATGATGCATCATCTACAATGATAGTCGTAGCAGTGGAGTTCAGGTATGTTGACAACACAGTCCTCTCTTGGAGGAGGTTCTTCTCATAGTTGTCAATATCATGATATGAGGTTAGATTTGTGATAATATCCAGAGGGTTACCAGGAGACTCCAAGTGCTCATAGTAATTCTCAAGAACTTTCTGGAAGTTCTCGTATTGAGCGACGATAAAACCTGGCAGTTGATCTTCGATCAGCGAAGAAATCTGTGTATTCATCTAATTACTCTGGGTATACCGTAAACTTGCTGCTGCTGATGTCTACATCTAGATATAGACTTCTTTCTGCGTTGATATCGTTTTTAGCAGGTTGTACTCTAACCTGGATTCTATTATCGAAGAAACTACCAGAAATGATAGTTACATCATACAACTTGATCTCACCCTCTACATAATCAACTGTTCCGAGTTTGTCGTTGAGGACAACCTTTTTGCCAGTCGCAGGGTCCAGTCTATATAGGACAATTAGACCGTCCCTATCTTCAAAATAAACGGTATAATTAGGATACTCGGCAACCTTGAATCCAGTGCTTTGGATTACAGGGCCATCACATGAATCAGCAAATTCATTCTGGAAGCACAACTCATAGTAGTAAACAGAGTTGAGTGCTGGATAGAAGTCTTTCCTTAAAGTAATTGTAGTGGTATTGGAGTTGATCGAAGGATCAGTCTCGTCAATCACACCAACATACTTACTATATCTGAACTTACCATTGAACTTCTCGGTTCCAGATAGTTTGGTGTACTCATCAACTGCAGAGATGACCTTTGCGCGGATCTCTTCAGGGAACTGGGTAGTTCTCTTGGTATTGTAATAAATCTTACTGTCAATCTCAATGTATACAACAGAAGCATCCAGAATCTCTGGTGTGACTGATGCAACAGAATAATCACGCAGGCCATCAATGATTTGCTGCTTGGTAAACGTAGAAAGGACAGAACCACTGTTTGGTTTGATGATAATCTTCACCTTACCATATTCTGGGTATCTCTCCTCTTCACCACCATATACAATGATGTCAGATACTGCTGGATAGATCTTTCTGACAATCGCAGCGTAGTCAGCAGCAGTTACCGCTCTATTCTGGGTTGCATACAGTTTAGGAGCGTTGAATCGAATCTTATCGATGTTCTCGATAGCAGCGCCGCCAGAGGCGCTAGAAACGGTTTCAACGTTAGAGACGGTGATTGGGTAGACTTGATCGCTATCGTCCACCAGAGTGCCAGCAAACGTGAACTGGGACGCTCCATTGGTCGCAGTGCCATTAGTTGTGAGATAAGAGACCTCTACAACCTGCTGATCCTCTAATGCTCTACCGATAACACCATCACCGAAGAATAATTCATACTGTTCATCTAGTGACTCATCAACATAGAAGATATTGTCTTCTGCTCCAATATCAATGATCGTATCGATCTGGTTGTAATAAACGAATGCTGATGATGTTGGTGATTCAAATACTTTGACACGAATCGTGCTTGTGTCTGCTCCAGAGTTAGCAAGCA